TTAAAAACCACCGTGACGCTCAGAATAATTAACGAAGTCTTTGATGTGGGCTTCTAGTTTTTTGACATACACCTCATCATTCCAATTGTTTTCGGTGTAATGAAATCCATCAGTGGACTCATAGCTTCCACCTTTATCACCAGTAAAATACTTTAGAAAACAGAACGTCCCATCGAAATTCTTACCTTCTCCAAAGAAAAGGTCATCGTATCCACCATTTCCATACTTGAGCTTAAAGGTAATGTATCTGTCCGAAGACTCAACTTTTACATTTATATTTCTTTCAACCAGTTCTTTTTCATGCTCTTTGACTATTGGAATAAGTCGAAGAATTATTTCTTTCAGGTATTCCCTTCTCTGGGCAACTAGTTCTTTTCGAGACTCTTCGGCTGAATTTGATTTAAAGATACTTTGATCTATTTTGTTGTAAAAATCGTCACTACTCATGTCAATCCCCTTGAACATTAAGGCAAACTATCGCTGCTTATACAATATACCCATTTCACTATTACAACGATAGCTCACTAATAGTTGATACCTCCTTACATCTGATCTTCGGCATGAATACCCGCGGATATTAGTGCTCCACCTATTCGGCGCTTGCCATATCCAAGAGGTACCGGATTACCTTGAGCGATTGAGTTGACCGGGCCGCCGAATGCATAAGATGGTTTATTTTCCGGCGATTCTCGCATTGCTAGCCCACCTTGCTGGGGCGAGAGCATTTGAACTACACCACCCAGCGCCATAGAAGCGCCGGCCATCATCATGCCATTGGCAACACCCGCCGACATTAAAGCCGCTGTTGGGTTCCACAATGTTGCTGCAATAAGAATCGCTCCCAAGATAGTTTGAAACAGTCCGGCCTTTTTACTACCAATAATGATCGGAGCAATTCTTATTTCTTCATTGCCAATATTAAATTCAAGCTCATCTTGAGAAATATTACGTTTGCCTTTAAAAACAGCGAACGTAAGCCCTTTATCTTTTGCTTCATTAAGAAAACGCTCAAAGCCCGGCAATAATACACAACAGGCTTTAATAGCTTCTTGCGTCGTACTTGCCGCAAAACGGAAAACACCGTCTTTATTTTCGGTGAATTGTTTCAGTGGGCCATAAAGCCGGATTGTTTTTACCTGTTCGTTATTTAATGAGTTCATACTGTTTTCTCCTGTTAAATTCCGTCAAAGGCTTTAAGCCGCTGTTGCTGTTCTTCGCTCAAGGTGTACGCAAAGTCTTCATGTTCAATCTGGTAAGTGCCAAAGCTCATCAGGAAGGCGATCGCCGGGTCTATCTTATTGGCGGCCTTCTTCTTGTTCGGCTTGATATTGGCGTTGGCGTCGGTTTCCATCACAACGTTGCTCATCGCCCAAGCCAAGACCGGATCGCCGTTGTGCTGAATTACCTTGCGATTAACGAACACCTCGGCAGACTTGGCTACCGGGCTAAATTTCATGTAGGTTTGCGGGAACGGCTCGACATCCAGACCGGCACCTTGTAGCTGTGTTCTAAGATGGGTGGCGTTCCACGTATCGAATCCCACCAGCTTGATACCGAATCGCTGACTGTCTGCCAGTACATCATCACGGATGCGGTCATAATCGATACAGTCGCCCGGTGTGGTGCGTATCCAGCCACTTTTAACCCATTGCCTATATATGGCCCGGTTCTTATTGGCGGCATTATTCAACTGGGCTTCGGGGATATAGTGGCGGGTAAGCAGCAATACACGGTTCTCAACCGGGAACGAGTAGCACACACTGGTAATATCACTGGTTGATGACAGGTCTAACCCGGCGTAACACTCCAGACCGGCTAAATCATCCTCACTATAATCGGCTTTACAGGCATCCCATGCTCCGGCTCCCATCCACGGTGTTTCACCCTGACACCAGATATTAAAGCGCTTAGTCAGCATCTCGACCCATTGAGAGGGAATGCCCCGCGCCTTATTGATGGTGTCAGTCAGTGCCGTAACATCAACAGAAACACCCAGATTAGGGTTAGCCTTAATCCATTGTTCGGGCTGCTCAACTTCGCTCTCGTCGTCCAGTTCGTAGATTAGGGCAAATAAAGATTCATTTTGTTCTTCACCGGCCAATATCTGGCAGCAATAGTCATAATGTTGCTTACAGGCTGAAACCACGTTGCTACCCGCAGTGGTGATAGCAAAGAGTATCCCCTCTGGCCGGGCACCCATTCCCAACTCAAGCGCCGAATAAACGGCGTTATCCGGGTGAAGATGGTACTCATCCACCACCGCCAGACTGGGGTTAGTCCCTTCAATGGTCGAGGCTTTGGAGGCCAGTGGCTTTAATAGGCTGTTGGTTTTGGCATAAATCAGTTTGTGCTGTTGAATAGTGAGGCGCTTTCTCAAGGGCTTTGAGATAAGGCTCATCTGACGGGCATCATCAAACACGATACGCGCCTGATCACGACTCACGGCGGCGGTATAGATATCTTGCTGGCCCGGTTCCATCACCAGAAACCAGTTAGCCAGAATAGCGGCCACGGTTGATTTGGCATTCTTACGGGGTACCTGAATGTAAGCACTACGGTACTTCCTGCGGCCTGTAGCTGCCACCTTGAACCCCAACAAACAGGCAAAGGCAAATTGTTGCCAAGGCTCCAGCACGATAGGCTGACCCCGTAGCGGGCCTTTTACGTGGGGGCAGAGGTGAGAGAAGGCAATAAAGCGCTCTACGGTGGCACCATCGAACGTATAAAGCAGGTTATTCAAGTCATTAAAGTACCGCTCAACGGCCTGTTTTAGCCGCGCACAGGCTGGTATCTTGCCGTTTTTAACGTCTAGTGCGTACTGATTATAGGCTGTCAAGGGCGTCTGCCTCCTCAACTTCCACCGGATTACGGCGGCGAGATACCGGATCAAAGCCCAGCAACGACGACATTTTTATCATCACTTTTTCGGCGTCAGACTTGGCGCTAAGTGAAGGGTTGCGGCTTTCGCTACCCTGACTATTCACAATGCTGAACCCGCGCTTTGCCAGATCTGCCACGGCTTTGCGGTACATCGAATAATTGACACAGTACAATTCTAGGTTGCGCCAATCGGCATCGATCAGATCGCCACGTTCCATTAATTGTTTTGCTCTCGCCTTCCATTCCCCGGTAGCTATTTCATCGAGGTAGGCCAGTGGTTTAGGTGCTCTTGCCATAACTGCTTATTTCCCATGAGTTTTATTTTCAAAAAAAATACCGCACGTAAAAATTTGAGGGGGCGGGTGGTTCCAGCGGAGAGGGGTTTTGTCCTCAAACCTCCCCCACCCCTTGCCCTGCGCCTCGTCACCGGTTTCGAAATGAATCCATGATGTCCCGGTCACGCTGTGATGTGCGCCGCGTCATGGCTTGCTCTGGCGTTTTATTATGTGTCCGCTTGAACCTTTCACGGCTATTAATCAGTGACTTAACCAATTGATTTTGCTCTTGCTCCGTCATGATTTGTTACTCCTTACCCGCCTCGTATATCCAGTCCCAACGGTGGGAGGCTTCTTCCTCTTGGGGCTTGAACTTACCGGCTTTACGCTGCTGTTTGGTTAGCGGGTCTTGGGTGGTGGTCTTACGGCTATGGCAGCTGGCGCACAACCCCTGATGATTGCTGGCGGGCCAGAACAACACATCACTCTCGCCATCAATCGGGATGATGTGATCAACTATCTTGGCCGGGATATAGAGGCCTTTCTTCTCACAATCAACGCATAAGGGATTGGCTTTCAGGTACATCAGACGGTATTTACCCCAACGGTTGGAATAGCCGCGTGAGGTGCGGGTTCCCCGGTTGGCTGTGACCTGTGCACTGGCTTCACGTTTATGCTCGGCACAGCGGCCAGCCTTCACACGTGCGCGGCATCCGGGATAACTACAACGTTTCAATGGATGGACTGGCATTAGTAAATCCCCGGTTCGCGATATACCGTCCACAAGTGAGATATGGTCAATGGGACTTCTTTAATCGTAAGGTCAGCAACCATTGATCTACCTTCATAAAGTTGTGTCACATACATCAAACAACCAACTTTCATTGCTGACGTAAATTCCAATCCATCATCAAAACGTTTACCAATGTGACGCTGGCAAACCTCCAGCGCAGCATCGATATAAATTTGGATCAGACTGTCTTCCTCAGTGAATTCAGGTTCAATCCGACACTGAAGTTTCACATCTTCCAACGTAATTAATGAATTACTCATATAACTTCCTTATCGTCAGCTGCTTTCACCTGTACAGTCTGTTTCCATGCCTGACTGAATTCCTCACCACCGGCATACGCTGGCATCCCCTCACGTTCACGCGCTTCATTCGGAGACATCACACCGGATTTAATGGCGGTTTCGTAACTGCGAAAACGTTCTTGAGGATTGGCCCGTAGCAAGTCGGCAGTGTCAAACTCCACCTGATAGCGAACCTGAACCGGGTGACTGGCCACCAGAAGAGAAGCTTTAACCTGTTGCTCAAAATTAGTTAGCCAGGGGCGTAAGGTTTGAGACAGAAAAGCACGGCTGGCCTCGCTGAAATTGCTGTAGGTGCTGTTGGAATACTCTTGCAGGAATATTGGGCTGATATTGAATATCCGGGCGATGTCTTCAATGGTGAAGCGGCGAGAAGCCAACCACTCAGCATCCTGATTGCTCATGCCTAACTGCTCATACTTCATGCCACCTTCGATAATCGGCGTTTTACCGGCATTGCGTGCGCCTTTGTAGCGCTCCAGTGCTTCCAGTGCCTTAGCGCCTTTTGGCCCGTCCAACCAGTCACCGGTTGTCAACACGCCGGAAGCCATCAGGCCGTTATTCATCACCGACGAGCCATGACGTTGTTGAGCAAGTCCCAGCCCAACCGTTTCACGACAGACAGTGATCGGAGAACGCCCAAGGAAACCATCTTCAGTAGCATGTCGCAGATGCAAGATTTCTTCCTGAAGGTACGTTTTTACCGTGCCGTCCGGGTGCGTAATGGTGTAGGCGAATCGGTGATTGCTCAGACGCTTGGGTACCACGGCGCGAGGTGGGTAAGAATGCAGTGATTGCGGCTTGCCATCCTTGCCCCATTCGATAACGGCATAAGCGTTACCATTGAGCAGACAATGACGCATCATCGTGCGTTTGAATTGGTAAGGGGTCTGGCAGTCATTCGGGTATTCATTCAGCAGGTAATCAACTGGATGCTCCGATAACCATTCTCTTTTCTCATTCTGAACCCGGTACAGGTAACACGGCATCGAGGCCACGGCTTCACTGATAACGGTCACAGCATTCATAACAGCCGGCAGAGATTCGGCAGTAGCAGCAGACACATGTTCACCAGCCCCCGTATTGGGAATACCAGCCAGTGCCATAAACTCATCAATGGTCATTGAGCGGTTTTCGGTCTTGCGTTTGAACGGCCACATATCACAACCCCGCCAGATAAGCCCAATGGGAACGCAGAGACAGATCCACCAGCTCCGGGTGTTGGGCTAACAGTGAACGCTTGGCTATCTGAACATCCGTTTCACGGTAGGCCGGTAAGCTGGTCACGGTAATTTCCCGTAGTTCAGCCGCCAACACCGTACGGACATAAGGCTGTTTGGTACTGTCCCACTGGTCTTTTAATGCACGGAAACCAAAGCTCATGCCTGATATATCGCCACGCTCAACCATGGTCAGCACATCACGGCCTAACTGGGTATCGGGTGGGGTCAATTCAAAACGCAGACCGGTAGCATCCTCACTCAATACGAGGGTGTTTGACTGGGTGCGACCTAACAGCGCGGTATAGTCATGCTCAAACAAAGCGCGAACATCGGTACCAGCTGCAAGGCTGGCTTTAAAGGCATTTGGGGCAAACTGCTCGACAAACTCATCCCACAGCACCTCTGAGCGGCTATTCCATTTCACGGCATAACCCACTAACTTTTTATCGCTGGTGGATAAGCTGGCGGTGCGGATCTCAAAATCGGTATCTTTCATTGGTAAACTCCCTGATAAGAAAGGGGCCGTAGCCCCTGTTGCTTACTCTGCGATTTCGAGAACTTTGATCGCGTTGGAGTCCACCAGCCCACCACCCAGATACTTATCAGTGTGAACCTTGTAGAAGCCCGGTTCGGTGATATTGTCAGGACGGGTGCGGGTGCCTGTTTCATGATCGACGATGAAATAGCCGCGCTTGAAGTCACCTATAGCAATTACTGGTTTACCCGGTTCAGCATCGGGCATGTTTTCCAGATAGCGCACTGGATGGCCCAGCAACATATCCGGATCGCCAGCTTGCAGACGGTCACGCCAGATATAATCACCATTACCGTTTTTAATCTTTTGCAGCATGGCAGCACTATTGGAGTTCATCACCCAAACAGCATTTTTGCGGTAGCGGCGGCGGAGTTTAAAGACCAGATCAATCAATTCGTCAGCGGTAGGGTCATTACCGGCAGTAACCATTTTTTCCAGCGTTCCGAATGGGCGAGTACGGTCACCGGTTGCAGCACGAGGGTAAGACAGGAAGCCTTTAGCCTTTTTGGTACCATCACCGTTAACTAAGTCGGTTTCTTCGGTCTCAATAAAGGTGTCGCTGATTTCTTCGGTCAACCAGCCCATGATATCCACATCACTAAAATCAAGGATTTCCTGCGTGGTTTTCGGGTAAGCATAGATTGGGTTCAGCTTGATACTGACCTCTTCCAGCTTAGGTGTCGCGGTTTCGGTACGGGCTTCACCTTCTACGCCTCGACCTACCGCCGCGCCACCCACGGACACAAGTTTTTTATACTCGTTGGATTTGGTGGTTTTGACGGTGCAAATTTGGCGCATTTCTGACTCATCAGCCAACATGCGCATAATTTCACTGTCCAGCTCAGGGATAACCGAATAGCCGCCGCTCTCATTCACGGTAGTGGATAACATGCGGGTTTCGCCGGTCATGATGTAATGGCGTAACTCGTCATTGGTCACTTTTTTACCATCGTCTACAGGCTTGGCTTTACCGGCCTGTGTGCGCTCTTCATCAGCAAGGGATTCATAACGGGTGATTTCTGTAAATAGGGCTTCTGCCTGAGCACGGATTTCATCAAACTGAGTGGCTTCTTCGGGGGTAAGGCTGCGTTTTTCATCTTCGGTCTTGGTCAGCAGTGAGCGCATTTGTGTGGCTAACTCGGCTTTCTTCTGGCGTAACTCTAACAATTTTTTCATAGTGGCTTCCGTAAGTGTGAATACAGACGGGAAACCAACTTAAAAGGTAAAGCCGTTTAACAGAATTCCAGTGCGGAAAGGTGGGCGCTAAACGGCTAAAGTGACGGCTCCCGTCGGAGTGTCACCCTTCAAGATATACATGAAAATAATAAAGAAAACCCCTCAACTATCGAGGGGTAAGCATAGGTAAGCATGAGGACAAAACATTTACAATTCTATTCTTACCTTACGAATATCAAGGTATTATGAGACTGTTTCAGTTGAGGCTCATGAGAGGAAATATGACAGTATTTATCACAGTATTTTCTGGTGTTTTGGTATACGTGATTGGACAAATTATTATGAAGTTAATAATAGATCCGATTAACGACTTAAAAAAAGCCATATCGAAAATAGTTTATGATTTGGTTTTTTATGCCAATGTTTTGGGAAACCCAAAAGGGCCAGACAACGAGAACATGGTCTCTACATGTAAAATAATGAGACAGCATTCATCTATATTGCATGCCGCAACTCACTTAGTACCAGCTTATAAATATATATACAAACCTTTCGGAATTCCCAGTCCAGAAGAAATAAAAAAAGCGACTAACAAATTGATATATCTTTCAAATGGGTATGATGGCCCATTAACCAATCAAGGAATACTAAACATATATACAATGCAAGAGGTGCAGTTGTGTTTGGGTGTACCCATTCCAGAGGGAGAGCGATTAAATCCTGACGATAAGATAATGTTCATTAGGGGGAAAAACCAATAAAGATTACTGCCCTGTTAAGGCATACAGGGCTTATTAATATTTTTATTGTTCGCTCATCCACTCAGGTGGTTTTGGCATCCGATCCCGATATTCCTGCAAATGCTCGATAAGTGCGTCCAACTGCTCACGATTCGTCGCTAGTATTTCCTCTGAAAACGTACTACGAACAAAATCATGAGAGTCAATCCATAAAAATGCACCATCTTTCAACAATTGCCGATAATCAGTAGTATGCGTCGTACATATATCAGCGATGCCATAATAATCATGATGTTCTTTGATGTCTTGTAAAGTCACAGGCATATAGCCTCCTTAAAAAATAAATTATGCTTTTAAGTCTCCACCTCTCCACCCAAGACAATTTCACTATATAAATCATAACATTAATAGGTGGTGACTACTGTTTTAGGTCTCCGTAAGTCACCACTCTAAACCTCCACTTTTTTAGATATGGGTGGAGAGGTGGAGACTAGGTGGAGACTCTATTTAAAGGTCTCCACCCATTAACTCTATGTTTTATAATATCTATTTCACTGAGTGGAGACGGGTGGAGACTTATTCAATAACTTTTACTCTGTACCTCCTGTTGCAGCCGGTAGCCACTCATCGGCATCATCAGCCAGCCGGATGTTAGAGCGCATATTTCCTTTGGTGCTTTTCTTCCTGATGTACTCTTTTCCATACTCAGCCATTGAACCCGGCATATCAGTAGCGAACCGGTTAAGTGAGATCGGCTTACTCAACCCATTACTCTGCATATAAGCAAGATAGGCGTGGTACAGGTACTTCCGTGGGCTGAACGGTATAATGCTAGCATTGCCGATAAACAAGCCGTCACACTGCACCGATGCCATTAGGTAGCCGCAGAAGTCCACCAGCGAGTCACCTTCACGCTTAATAGCCAACGCCTCTTCTGATTTCTGCTGTTCGAACAAAAGCCGTTTAGCTTCTCCCTGATCTGCAAAGCGTGTCAGTAAGTGGCGAATGATAACCGGCAGCTCTGCCTCTATCTTTTCTGACAACATCGGATCACGCTCATTCTCTGGCACAACCTGCGAGAAGTTGAAAATAACCCGACGCCGGGATATACCTCCGCTTCGGTCGCTAAATGACATGGCGTTATTGTTCACGGCCAAAATAACAGCCGGGATCCGTGTCGAGTAAGGCGCTTTGTGTTTCGGGTCTATCGCGACCTTATCCCCACCGGTGATAGCTTTAATCCCTGCCCCGTCACCGGCATAGCGCGACATATCAGGCATGATGATCAGAGAATACCCCACTATCAGCGCCCTTTCCCTTGGCTCTTCGAGTGCCTTCATACTGGCTGATACGGTGTTGGCTTTCCCTGCCAGCATGGTGCAGATCTCCGCCAGTACACTTTTACCACTACCACCCGCGCCGGTTATCTCAAGAAATAGCTGCCAGTCATACCGGTTCGCCATCACCATATACAACGCAGCCAGCACTCGATCGGCTTTCCGGGCATTACCGGCCGTTGACCAGTTAAGCCACTTCCAGAACGCGGGAGAGTGGGTGGCCAGTGATTCCCCTTCCTCTGCCTGGATAAACTCCACATCACTGGCGATCAATAACCAGTCCTCTTGCCGGTGTTCTCTGAATACCCCCTCTCGGGTATCAAATACACCATTGCTAAAGCCAATCAGATTACGTGCAGTGGTACCCATTATTGGCAGGCTCAATTTCATGGTATCAACGGCGTTCTTCATAGCCGGCATGGAGTAAGGAACCCTTGATTCCATAAAGATAGCCGCCATTTCCCGCGACAGCGCCTTATCTGAAACAGGTTGCCAGATTATGCCGTTGTAATGATGTACAGCATCCGAATCACCATGTACGGCTAAATCACCGTCATAACGGGCCAAAAGTACCTCACCGCGCTGGCTTGGCCCCATTTGGTTAAGTGCCGGGATTACAGCCGGTTCATCAGCGGGAACAACATTAAACAGGGAGTTAATGCGGTCGGCATTGGCTAATACAGCCACCAGATCAGGACGGCTGATAAACTCAAGTACCACCGCTTCTCGTTTCTCCCGTGCGTATTCCGGTGATTTGGCTGAATGGAAGCCATTGTCAGCTAACCACTCCGGCGTAACTGTCCCAATAGCGAAAGAACCCAGTCTTATCGCCAGACAATTGAGAGGCGTCCCCGTTGTGGTTTGCAATATGGCTTTTGCTATCACAGCTTTCTCAATCGGGCGACCATTAACCCAACGATAGACGCAGGAAAACAGTTCATTGGGCCATTGGTTAACACTAACCTTCTGTGGCTTACTCATAGCTGTGGCCTCGCTGACATGGTGAATTTGCCGATCAGCGGGTGATACCAGTATTTGCTACCGTATTTACGCTTAGCCCCCTTGATAACGATCAGCGCCGCTTCACGGAATTTAGCCTCATGCACTGCGTGACCATTGCCATGACGAACTATCATCACACCACAATTTCTCGCCAGTTCTTCCGCTTTACAGGTGGATAGCCCCATTTCAGCCGCCAGAGTGGTAAGGGGTGCCATACCTTCCGGTACTGAGCCTTTGCGTTGCATGGCAGCTAAAGCCAGCTCAAGGGCTGCAACACGCTTTTCCAGCTCGTTAAATTTCAATGTGCTAATCATTTTTTGGCCCCCTTGCGCTTCTCTTGCTCGAACGCAATAGAACTACCATTTTGCTCCAGTGCTTGGGCCATACGGGGAAGGTGTCTGAGTGCCGAACCTATTAAATGCAGGTCGCGGATAGCTTCTTCCCCTGAATATCCTTCGCTTTCTGAAACTTCCAGCAGCAGATTGCCGATAACCTGTATCGCAGAATTAATAGCCATGCTGGCACCACAGTAGATATTATTGTGCTCATCTAACTTCTCGTCAGATACCTTGCTAAAATCATGATTTACCAGAACATGATAAATATCATTCATGGTCAGCCCCTCCAATCTTGTACTTTTTCGCAGCTACAAGGCGGCGCTGACGCTCATGATCGATGTATTCGCAACCCACTGATTCCGCTTCACGTCCAACATTCTCAATGGTTTCCTGCGCCCTGTAGGAGATGAGATTTAGCGCGTCGGCCATCATATGCATGCGTTGATAACATTTTGGGGATTCCATCCAGTGCAGCAACAGATCAGTAATGGCTACGATTTCCGACAATGCTTGCTGTGACAGGCAATCCATATCTTTGATAGCACCGCTCAGTCTGTTTATCTGCTCATTGGGCTTTAGTTCATGCATGGCTGATCTCCTCGCCTGAAAGGTTGATCAGGTACTCGGTCACTGAGTCGGCATACTCCGAAGACATTTCAAGCAGTAATTCAACTTCATGGCCCGGAAGCCCTACCCAAGAATGACGAAGTGCACGAATGACCGCGCTTGCTCTTTGTGCCTGCTGGAGGGTTACCATAGCCACCGCCATTTCTGATTTACGCATGGCTTACCTCACTAACTGGCAGGCGAGCAGCAAGGGAAAGGATGAAGTGAGCAGACAAAACCTGACGGGCTTCTTTCTCAGTAAAAGCCTCGACCGATAAGCGACAGGGTACAGCACTGCGATCTGAACGATGCAGAGCCAGAAAACGATACTGATATTTAGGGCGAGTTTGGGTATGATTTAACATAGCTACCTCGATACTTATTCTATCGTTGGTGGTAAGAGGCCCGGTTAGTGCTCCAACACTTCTGGGCCTCGTCATTTCAAGGTGTATTTCACCTATGTTTTTAACGCTACACATAAGTGAAATACACTTCAAGCCTTTTTTTATTATTATTTCTGCGTATACTGACATACACCTAATATACGGAGATCCAGTAATGGCAACAGGTGCAAAGAACGCAAAATCACAAATGACAACTGTTCGAATTCCACATGATGTAATGGAAGATATCGAGCAGCTAAAGGTCGAAGGAGAAAGCACTGCTGGGTTTCTCGTGACTGCCGCCAAAGGCGAGATCAAACGCCGCCAGCGTAAAAAGGCCAAAGAAGCACCAGAGGGTTGAGCTATAACCCTATGATTTTGTTTCAAGGGTGGAATTTCCCCCTCGGCTAAGCTGGATTTCCTGCTTAGGGTGTCAGCCATTGGCGTAGACTTCCTGCATTGCAGTATTTCGCATAAATCAATAGGTTGGGGTATATCCAGATCTGGACATACCCACCAGGTAGCGAATGATTTTGATTGTGAGAAAGCCAATGAAATCAGTGGGCGCAATATTGCGCTGGGTATTACTAGAACGGTGTGAGCAGATATGCGCGCATCTCTGATTAACTGCGCCAATGGCGCGGTTAACTTATGACCGATGCACTTTTTGTCGCATCGCTTCGCTTGCCCTTTCTGCATGGTAATACCGAGTTGCATATTAGCAACTCGCCCAAGGTTATTGACCTGATCGATCAGTGTGGTAATCTGGCTTGGCTTATTTTTTCTGTAGTTACATTGGCGGCCTTGCAGTGCCGCTTTTGTTTTATATGACATATCCCGCCTCACACAGTTTGAGTCTGACGAACTGATGCAAGATAGGCGTCAAGGTCTGACTTATGATAAATGACCTTCTTTTTTCCTACCTTGTAGAACGGGATCGATACGCAGCCGGTACTAGCCCAGTTAGCTAAAGTTTGGGGGCTAACACCAAGCTCTGCAGCAGCTTCTTTGCGAGTAAGTTTTTTGTCTATTGTTTGAATTAATTGCATAAGTATCACCGTGTAATGTTAGTTAGTTTCGGTGATAATATTATTTATTGCGGGATTATTAGGTAAGTCAGCGCAACTGGTTAAGTGGGGCTTTAACGAGTTTTATATTTAATTGACGAGTCAATCGAGTATGAAGCGCGTTCGCTGGTATGCTAACGCGTCTCTGGACATCTTACTCTTTGATAACTAACTTAAACTTTCTATTTTTCGGCGTAATATTTGGATTCAACCCGGATTCAGAAAGCCAGCTTTTTATTGCACCAGAAGCGGGATTATCGTTCCGTTTCTCTCGAAAATAATGGAAAAGTTCATCAGCCATCCCCCCTTGACTAGCGTTTGGATATTTATCCCAAGTATCTTTTGCTATTTTTATCGCTGTATTTTTGTGAGGGCTTATGTTTCCCTTTCCTGCCTTTCTTCTATCTTCACTGATTATTTCTTTCTTTTTTATAGCATTTATTGGATTTGTTAAAAGTAAATTAATTGTCATTTTATCAATAATTACATTTAATTCAGATGAGATATAGTCACAACCTGCTGACTCAAGAATTAACTTGGCCTTCATTATTGCGTTTAATTCTTCATTTAATAGAGCACTAATATATTGATTGGCTAATTTCTTCTTGTTCATACTTTCGTCTAATGCTCGTAATTCAGAAATTGAATTAACTTGATTAATACTCTTTCCCTTTGAGAACTCACTGTTTTCTTTTATTTTTTTCGCTGCATCAGAAAGAGAATTCATCAATAAAGGTATAATAACCTCTTCTTTCCCTCCAAATAAATTATCTACTGCTTCGTTCGAAATAATATTTGAAATTGGAATAACATAGACATAACCATATTTTTTTATGGTCGAGTTAATCCCATTAACATCCTGAACATCCATATAATCCATAAATTTATTAGCATCTTCCTCATTCATTTGAGAAAGCAAATCATCAATATTCTCATGTAATTCTGGTTTTTGATTGTTCATGATAGATTCCTTTTTTCTTTTACCAATGAGAAAAGTAATTTACGTTTTTCGTCATCGCTCATATTGGAAAGAACTGCTAGTAAATTAGCATTAATGCCATCAGATTTTTCTACCAGCCCTGCATGCTCCAATATCGCTCGCTCAACTTTTCTGGCTGGCTCCTGCAATTCATCAGCCCCAAAATGTAAGTAGCCTTGGGTTACATCAGCGCTTCGTAATGTGCGATGGTTCATCAACCGCTTAAGAATATATGACCCAACACCCACCAGCTCCGCTACAGTGCCAAACGTACGCCGCGCATCATGCCACTTGAAAGGTATTGGCAATAATCCGTCAGGATTAGGAGAAGGGATTGTAGCTTCCGTTATTCTGGCTATTATCCGGCGTGGTTCAGTGATAATTCCTTTCTGGCCGGGAAATACATAATGTTGTTCGCCTAATTTGAGCTTGAGCCGCCTACGGAAAAGGTTTAGCAACGTGTCAGTAATTGGTAGCTCAAGCGGATCGCCATTTTTGGTAGTATCTATCCAGAAGAAGCGCCCACCAACATTTACCCGATCCCATGTCAGATTAAATACTTCTGATTTTCTTAGGCCCGTAAAAAGCGCCATTTCAATAGCATCGCAGACCGACAAAGCCACATCATCCCTCTCGTCTGCTGATATATTTCTTACTTGGTCAACAGCACTCAGCCAACGGCCAAGATCATAAGTTCTGATTCGCTCTGTTTTTCTTACTGTTCCATGCCACTGGCGTTTAGTGCTGAGAACCATCGTCGGCGGGTCTGGTAAGAGGGTTTTACCTTCCTTATCACGATAGTGGTCATGGGAGAAGCGATAAACAGCCCTTAGCGCCCTAGCCCATAGATCCGCTTGTGCCCGACTCCCTGACCCCACACCGGCTCGGAGAAGCGACTTATCTTTACCGAACCAAACGGAACCTTGAGTAACTGCTTTATGCCTAGCCTCAACTCGCTCACGGCTAATATTAGCCATGGGCTGCTTCATCCAATCACCAGAGAAGTTGCCAAGAATAGAACGGTATTGTTTTGCCGTGACAGGTTTCAGGCGGTGGCCGCGATTATCGATGTAGGTTTGTATAGCATCTTCCAGTGTGACCTTGCTCATTGCATGAACACGACGGACATCATTGGGATTTTTGCCATTGGTGGCCACTTCACCAAGCAGCTCTAGGGCCTTAGCTCTGGCGTTCTCGATACTGAGATCAGGAAAACGGCCAAGAGTTGCCCGGATAAACTTTCCATTCCGTTTACGGGAGATGCAGAAACTCTTCACGCCAGAAGCGCCAACGCGCAGGATAAGACCATTAACGGCGGTATCCCTGTACTCCAGTCTTCCACCAGCAGGATCTGGAGGCAGGGCCGCTATGCTGGCTTTGGTAAACTTAAAATGATTCACAATACGGTATCCCCAAATAATCGCTTGGTCGCTCTGGGATACTTATGGGATACCTCAGAGCGGTATTAACCAGTATTTATGGGTATTTATACAGTGTCAAGGATGTTGTTAAACAATTGAAATATAACGAAAGGTAATTATCGGTAACTCATTAATTTGACACTCATAATCGCTTGGTCACTGGTTCAAGTCCAGTAGGGGCCACCAAATAAAACAAGGAGTTAGATGAGAAATCGTCTGACTCCTTTTTATTTGGTTTGAATGAGCGATTACACTACCCAAGATAATAGCCACAAAAAAGAGGCGCAGCTTTCACTGGCACCTCAAACGTCAAAGAAGAATAATATTATTTAAGGATAGATTTTATATTTCTCGCGTAACTTCAGATAATTATCTAGATCGGGCTGCCAGTTAGATTCCAGATAATTCACGGTCTCATCGACAGTCAATTTCTTCTCACCAGCTTCTTCCATTAACTTAACCAGATGACGTGTGCCCGTTAATTTTGCTAGCCAAAGAGGGCGGATTAAAAAATAATCATTCTGATAATCCAGATAATTGGCCTCCATCTGTGGAGAAATAACCATCGAATAACCGGCCTCTTTAAATTTGAACCACCATTCAACAAAGTAACGTATTGTCGGCTTAAAGTCGGCTATATTGGCAACAGCAAATTGTTCGCCACACACTTCCTTACCCGCTTGCGGCCACCCTGTTTTCTGCTGGTTGATGTCGACGTGATAACAGGTGTTAATATAAAATCGCTTGGATGGGAAACCTAATTGTTCAAAGGGGTGGTCGGAACCTCGCCCCATATTGACACTGGTTGCTTCAAATAATCCCAAAGAAGGATAAAGCTGAATAGCCAGATCGCTGCGTAAATTGGGTGAGGGCCTTACTGGTAATGAATATGGTGAATTATGCGTATAATTTCCCATAGTGATGACAGTCAAATCCTCAGGTGGAAACTGATAAGCTTTGATACCGAATGCCTGCCAACTAGAATCCTTGAAATTCGTTAGCCAGCCCTCATTGATTATCATACTGGCAAACTCCCCAGACGTCAGTCCGTGCACCATAGGGATAGGATGCATACCAATACCAGAAATATTCTCTTCTTCGAGAATAGGTCCATAGACATAATTTCCGAGCGGGTTAGGCCGGTCAAATACCATAAATTGTTTATGATACTTTTGCAGACTTTCCAACATATGATGCATAGAAATGGTATAGGTAAAATAACGAACACCTACATCCTGTAAATCATAAATAACAATATCAACATCAGATAACTGCGCTTCAGTGGGATGTGCCCGCACACGCCCGTCTTTATCCCTCCCATATAGAGAAATAATGGGAAGACCGCTCTGTTTATCAATGTGATTATCATCCCCTAACCCGGCATCTGCATTCCCACGAATACCGTGTTCAACGGAGAATAGCTTTTTTACGGTAAAATGGAATTTATCTTGCTCAGATAACAATTTGTCGATGGTATGACGCCCTTCCTTGTTAATCGAGCTTTGGTTGACCATTAAACCCACTCGCTTATTTTTTAGCAGTGGCCCATAAACATTTTCCTGATCAACGCCTAAAATAATTTCTTGGGTAGCGCTGGCATAACCAGCGCTGATAATAAGCAATGAACATAGACATAGTAATACCTGCAGGAAATACCTCAT